ATAGCGTCTGCGCGGATGCGGTTCGACGTGCGCTCGATCGGCAGAATGCCCGTGCAGCGCGATGCAGTGAGGGGCGGCCTCGACACGCACCAGGTCGGAATCGAGAAGCGGATCGTGTTCCTTCCACGCGAGCGCGGCGAGCTGACCATCTTCCGGAAGCCGCAGCCAGGCCGCAGTTACATCATCGGTGCGGATTCTTCGGAAGGAATCGACGTGAACGCCGGCCGCGGCGAAGCGGATCCCGATTATAGTGTGGCCCAGGTCGGCGATCGCGACACCGGAGAGCAGGTGGCTGTCCTGCGGGCCAGGCTGCAACCTTCCGCATTCGGCCAGTATCTGGATGCGCTGGCCCGTTGGTACAACATGGCGGGCGTTGTGCCCGAGGTGAATGCGGCAGGAATTGGCGTAGTCGATGAGATGCTGCGCCTCGGGTATCCTCCCCAACTCCTCTATCACCGGCGCCGCGAGGCAGACCAGGACCCGTTTCAGCGTGCCGATTTAATCGGCTGGAAGACGACGACAGTCACACGCCAGCAGCTTTTGAGCAAGCTCGACACGGCGCTGCGCGAGCTGGCGATCGCGGTGCACGACCCGGTCACGATCCAGGAGCTGATGACGTTCGTCATTAGCGCAAGCGGCAAGGCTGAAGCGCAGAAGGGCTGCCACGACGACACGGTTATCGCGTTGGGGCTCATGGTGGTAGGCATCGAGCAGATGCCGCGGACCCCAATTGCCAGGAAAGAGGCGCGCGTGAAAGACGAACAAACCAACAGAGGCCGAATCGTGAGGTTACTGCGATGAGCGCTGCCGCCATGCAACCAATGCCAGAGAACGCTACCGTGCGGCCGATCTGGCCGAAGCGAATTCCCGCCGAGGAGCAGAAGCCACCGACTGAGCCGTTCAAGTGGGGCAGAAGTGAGACGCTGGCCTTGGCTTCCCACAATTGTGCGAGCTGTCGCGGATCGGGGCTGCGGCTCGCGCGCAAAGGCAGACTGGACGCCTGCAACTGTGTGCTGCGCTCGATCTTCCGGATTTGTCTTTTTAAGTTCCTGGAAGTCAACGCGCAAGAGAAGTTCGCAACCGTCCGGCTGTACAACGTATCTTCCTCCGCTCGGAACGCCGTTGGCTACAGCAGACCACGTGAGGAGTTCTGTGCGGACTTTCTGCTCATCACACGGCGCACGCTGGAGGCCCAGGAGTGGAAGTTGTTTCGCGCGTATTGGCTGATCGGCGCAGAATGGCAGTTTGTGGCCAAGCGGCTGAAGCTCGATCGCAGTAACTTCTTTCACGCGGCCTATCGCATCGAGCAGAAGCTTGGCCGGATCTTCCGGGAGCTTCGGCCGTACCCTCTGTTTCCGATCGATGAGTATTTCGGATCGCAAAGCGTCAAGCACGCGAAGCCAACCGGGGTTCTCAAAGCCGAAGTATGAGCTACCACACGAGCGACATCGTCAAATGCATCATCCGCTGGAGCGCGGTGGTTCTCGTCGCGTTGATCCTGCGCGGCTGCCACCTAAAGTAGAATGAGCGAACCACAAAAGAATTTCCAACTGAAGCTCTCCTCGCAGGAGATGACGCGCCTGGCGAACCAGGTGATGCAGGACTGCCGCGCGGCGATCGCGGATCACCAGCAGCGCATTCAGCGGTGGGACTGGTACTACAGACGCTGGCGCACGATGCCCGACATGCCGGAGACGGGCGATGAGGAGAAGTCCAACTTCCGGGTGCCGCTGATCCGCTGGAACACACTCGCGCGGTGGGCGAAGGAAATCGATTCTATCTTTGGCGACGATGCCGAGATCGTCGCAGTTCCCACGGGTCCCAGCGACTTCCGGAAGGTCAAGAAGATCGGGCGATATATGACCTGGCTGGTGCTCAGCTCGATGAAGCTGACCAGGCCGCTGATGGAGTTCACGCTGCGCAAAATTCTCTTCGGCCGTTCGGTCGCCTACGCGCCGTGGAAGCGGGAGACGTTCGACGCAAACGGGAAGGAAGTTGTTGACTTCGAGGGTCCCGACTTCGTTCCGCTGTGGCCAGACGATTTCATCGTGCCGGCGGAGGACGTGCGCAGCCTGCACGAGTTCAGCTGGGTCTGCCGGCGTTATCGCGTGACACCTGACGAGCTACTCCAGGGCGAGGAAGAGCAGCGCTACCAGGGCATCAAGAAGAATTTTGCGCAGATCGTCAACGCTGCCGAGCGCGGCCTGCGGCGTGAGTTCGAGGGCGAGGAAATCAAGCAGTCGGCTGACGAAGCCGAGGGTATGAGTTTCCAGAGGCCGCTGAGCTCCGGCGAGAGCCTGATGGTCCTCGAGTGGTACGGCAAGTGGCGGATGCTCAAGCCGGGCAAGGACGACGGCGGGGAGTACGATTTTGACGCGCGCGAAATGCGCGAGAGCGAGATTGTCGTCCGCTTCATTCCCGAGCTGAATATGGTGGTCTCAGTGCAGGACCTGGCGGACCTGTATCCGGGGATGCGGCGGCGGCGCCCGTTCGTAGAGAGCGCCATGCTTCCAGAGGGCCGCTACTGGTCGATGGGGATGTGTGAGTTGATCCTTGACGCTGAGGACGAGCTCTCTGCAAACCACAACCTTGCGACGGATGGCCAGCAGCTCGCTGTGGCTCCTCCGATCGCGGTGCGGCCTGGCTCCGGCATGGACGATGGACGGGAGCGATACCAGCCTGGTGAGAAGATCCAGACGGATAATCCCTCGCAGGACTTCAAGCAGATGGAAATCGCCATGAACATCGAGGCGGTGCAGTGGAAGGAACAAACCATCCTCGCGTACGTCGAACGCACGACTGGCCAGAGCGATCCTTCCCTTGGCCGCCAGAGCGATCGACCGAACGCTCCGCGGACTGCGCACGGCCAGGCGATGCTGCTGCAAGAGGGCAACGTTCAGGTGTCGCTCTACACCAAGATCCTCGCCGAAGATATGGGCGATATGCTGCGGCACTTCTGGGAGCTGGAGTATTGGTTCGCTCCGGAAGAGCAGTTCTTCCGGGTATCGGAAGACGACGCGGATGGATTGTTCGAGGTGAAGGACGGCGGGTCGATGCTCACGAAGGAAGACCGCGATGGGCGTTTTGACTTCCAGCTGAAGTTCGCGAATTCGATCTACAGCCGCGAAGCGAACAAGGAGCGCACGCTCGCGCGCTACCAGCTCGACATCCAGAATCCGCTGATCATGAATAACCCGGTGGCGTTGTGGCATGTGACGAACGATGCCCACGAAGCGCTCGGGGATCCGAACTTCAGCCAGTTGGTTCCGATGCCCCCTGAAGGCGATATATCGATCGATCCGAAGGAAGAGTGGAATCGCTTACTGCAGGGCGAAGAGATCCACGTGAACCCGCAGGACAACGACGAGCTGCATCTGATGCGGCACCGGCGCGATCTGACAGACGCCGAGAAAGACCCGGAGAAGGACGATGACGCGTTCAAGAAGCTGATCGTCCACTATATGCAGCACGTCGAGCAGCTCCAGCAGAAGAAAGTCGTTCAGGCGCTAGCCGAGCAGGCCGCAGGCGCGATCCAGCAGCTCGGTGCGGCCGGAGCGCTGCCCCCTGGTGCGCTGCAAGCGTTTCAGACGTTCCCGGGCCAGGGCATGCCGCCGGGGAATCCGCAGGCGCAGACGCCGGCAGTGTTTCCGGGTCAGAAGTAGATGCCCGACACCCACGTCGGCAACATCCGCATCGTCGGCCGCGCGGACGAGCTCGACGCCGAACAGGTTGCGGAGGCCGTGGGCGGGCGCTTCTGGGAGCTGATGAAGGCCAAGATTGTTGGGATGATTGGCGACGAGACTAGGATACTGCGCACGTCGGACGACTCCACGGCGATCGCAAGGGCCCAGGGAGCGTGCGCAAAACTTGAGCGGGTTCTCGAACTGCCGGACATCATCCGCAAGGAAGTCTCCGAAAGGAAGCGACGGTAACGCCGAATTCGGGGTGTGATGGCAGATCAAAAATTCATTCAGGTCGGAAACAAGGTCCTCAACGTCGCGCACATCGCGTCGATGGAAGTACTGAGCGATGGAAAAACGGTGATGCTGCACATGACCGGCGGCTTCCATCCGGAGTTTATGGGCGCAGATGCCGAGGCGCTGATGGCGTTCTTCGCCCCGCGGGCCGCCCCCGATCAGCGCGACCCGCAACCCGCAAACGAAGAGGAGCCCAATGAACAGCCTGCTTAGCGGACTTCTAGCGTTCCTCAACAGCCCGGCTGGCCAGGCGCTGGAAACAGTGGCCCTCGGCAAGCTGGTCCACATGGTGCACGATGCGACGTCCACGCCGCCGCAACCGGCACCGCAACCAACAACCACCTAAACCGCCCAGTAAAACGGGCAAACCAAAAGGAGAAAGTACACTTGGAAACCAGAACTTTGTTCACTCGAACCATCGGCGTTTTGGCGCTATTGGCGTGCCTAGCCGTCCCGTCTTTTGCGTGTGCCCTTTCGGACACGTTGCCGTGTTATGACTACTCTGTAACCTCCACGATCAGTTCGTTGACCATCTACGGATCGACCCACGGACTTGGCACCGCAAGCCTGAGACCCCTGATCAAGTACTCCGATGGGAGCTTCGCTACTCCCGGTGGCTACGGTATTTCGGTGGATTCGATAACGTACGACGTTTCCTTCACCTTCAGTCCCTCACTGACTAGCGGGGCCCAAATCTATCTCTTCGGAGCGCTCACCAGTTCCAATTCCACAGCCTCCACGGACTTTCAGGCGTCGTACGGCACTTACACTATGACGATCTGTTCCGCGTGCTCGGCCAGCGCGCCAGCCACGCGCACAAATAGTGGAGCTACCTACCGGATGTATGAGCCGGTAACGTTCACTTTTACGACGACCCCATCAAGCTCAGAGACAATCCGCGCCTACATTCTCAACTCGCAAATTCATTTTTCGGGTGGCAAGAACTACACCCCCATCGGGACTTGCAGCAGCGGTATGTGCGTCGTGGATGGCAACATGGACGGCTATCCGGCTGGAGCGATCCCGCTCTATTCGGTGTCGGTCAGCTTCTGGGGCTTCGATTCGTCCACTTCCTCGGACGACAGGCTCTCGACCTTCCAGTAGGCTCAATATGCGCAAACTGATTCCGGGGCTGTTGCTGGCAACGGCAGCAGCCTTTGCGCAGACAAGCTCCTCGATCTGCTTTCTTGCAGCGTCCTACAATCCACCTGGAACCAGCAGCTCCGTCACATTAGCGCCTCCAAAACTGTTGTGCGTTGCACCGGCGTCCTTGAAGCAATTGCTTCCCCAGGGTCCTGCGGGTCCTACTGGTCCTGCGGGGCAACCCGGTCCGCAAGGCCAACCGGGTCCTGCGGGGAAGGGGTTCACCGGAGGTTCTTGCGCTTCCGTTGACGGCACCGTAGCTTTGTTCGTGCAACTGCCTGATCAAACCTGTCTTCCCGTCATCATCACCGGGGCCGGACCAGGCTTCGTCGCACTTGCCACTGTAAGCTCCCCGATCTACACGGCGAGCGACGGAATTATCGTCCCGACTCAATGAACTCAGCTCCGGGTATCATCACCGACCAGGTCACCTGCCGGTTCTGTTCGAAGCAGGTTCCGAGGACTCAACTAGTCGGAACTCCGCAGCGCGGATTTGCTTGCCAGAGGTGCGTGGAGTGGCACTTTCACGCACTTGGAGTACTCGGGGGAGAAGTTCCGAAAGGCTGCCAGTGCTGCAACAAACCCTGGGACGCTCTGAAAGAAGAGTCCAACGGCGTCGAAGTCCGGATGTATGCGGTGCCCAAGGATGGCATCTACCAGCTTTTGTGCGCACAGTGCAAAGACGCCTACGTGCAGAAGCGCCGTGACCTATACGGCAAAACTGAGTACGGAGCAGACCTGAAACTCTGATGGCCGAACAAGCAGAACCCACAATCACCGGCGGACAGCCGGAGCCGAAGCCAGCAGCTACTACGCCCACAACGCAGCAGCAACCGGATCCCGCTGCCGAACTCGCTCAGGTCAAGAAAGATCTGGAGACCGAGAAGGCCAGATCCAAGGAACACGAGGAGGCCGCGACCTACTGGCATCAGCAGGCGCGCGGAGGTTCAGCTCGCGACGGCGCCGAAAAGCCCGCGAAGGACGAAGAGCCGGAAGACAACACCGACCTGCTCGAAGTCGCGACGAAGGGCCCGAAGGCCATGAAGCAATGGCTCAAGGATAACGGTTTCGTGAGCCAGGCCGAGGTGGAACAGACGGTTCAGGAGAAGGCTTCGCAGCTCGCCCGTGAGGCCCAGGTGGTCCGCGAGTACCCCGAGCTGGCCGATCATTCGTCGGACTTCTTCAAGGAGACCGCGCAGGAATATGGCCGGCTGAAGTCGCAGGGCGTGCCGGAAGGCGTGGCGATGGAGCTGGCGGCCGAGCGGGTCGCTGTGAAGCGCGGCAAGGGTGGGGATGGCGGCGAAGGCGGCGGCAAGAAGAAGGCCCCAGCCGGCGAGAGCGCAGAGGACCGCACAGCCAGGGCGAAGGCCCAGGCCGGCGAGGGCACCAAGACCAGGCCCGCGCAGCAGGCTGCTGAGGATGAAGAATTGACGCCGGAACAGAAGCGTATCACGGAGGCCTTCGGGATCACCGAGGACGCCTACAAGAAACGCGCCAAGGAAGGCGTGAGGTTCGCGAGGTAGATATGGCTGCTACGAACAAGAGCAAGAGCGCGAAGCCGAGCGTTCCTTCGTACATGAGAGTTCCCGGCCCAACCAACGAAGAGCTTGACGCGAGGCAGGCCGCGGCGGAAGCGGAACGCATTGCCAAAGGCTATCCGAAGGTCGAGGTCACCCGCGAGCCGCTGGATAAGAAAATCCAAGAGCGCAGCGACTTCCTGGACCAGGAGCACGCCGATCCGATGCTCGCTCCGAATCCCATGGAAGAAGTGGTCGGGCCGTACAAGGACCCGAACTTCGCCTACAAATTTTTGAGTCCGGGATGCACACGTGTCCTGGGAACGCGGGGTTACGAAGTCGTCAAAGACGAGCATGGCGACCCCGTCACGCTGGGAAATCTAAAGCTGGGCAGGATTCCCAAACGCATCGCGGATGCCCGCAAACGCAAAGCAGAAGCCGACAGTCAGGAACGCGTGAAATCCATGGCGGAAGAGTACGCCCAAAGCGTCAACCGCCTGAAACGCGAAGGTCAGGACCTGGGGCTCCGTGTGCTTGAACCCGGTGAAGTTTCCGGGGATTTCATGAACACCGAGACCGGCCGGACAGTCCACATAGGCTAAACCGCTTGAACATCTGACCACGAGAAGGGTGCCCCGAGAGGCATCCACAGGAGAGCTTTCACTATGGCGACGCAGAACGCGTTTGGATTGCGCTGGGTGGGATTCACCAAGAGCGGAGCTCCGTGCCACCTTGCCTCTTATGGGAAGGGATCGAGCGACGCGCAGCCCATCTACCAGAACGATCTTTTGATGAAGTCGGCGATCTCGGTTCCGGCGCCGGAGGGCGGCAATCCGAATCCGGGCTGCAAAGCGGCCACTGTTGGAACGCCGGGCACCGGCCTTTGGCTGGGAACGAGCCTGAACCCCGGCGCGGCGAGCACGGCGACCACGCACCTGGTTGTTGACGACCCCGGCGCGATCTTCCTCGTTCAGAGCGACAGCTCGACGGCGGAGACCATTGCTTCCAT